GTTAGCCTTGAAGATGTATTAGCACAACTAAACCCTAAATTAAGAAAAAGCATTCTTGTTGGTGACGAAGTTCCAAAGACAGAATATGCCGTAACACCAAGTTTTGGATTAAATCGTGCACTGAATGGTGGTTTGCCTTATGGTCGCCAAGTGCTTATTTGGGGATCAAAGTCATCCGCCAAATCATCTCTATGTCTTCAGACAATTGCACTGGCTCAAAAAGAAGGCAAAATATGTGCATGGATAGACGCAGAAATGTCTTATGATAAAGATTGGGCAGAAAAATTAGGAGTAGATACATCTAAATTAATTGTTTCTCAGGCAAGGACAATAAATGAAATGGTCGATGTTGGAGTAAATCTAATAGAGGCTGGAGTGGATATTATTGTTGTTGATTCAATTACGTCTTTGCTGCCAGCAATTTATTTTGAAAAAGATTCGTCAGAATTGAAGCAGTTAGAAAATACAAAACAAATTGGTGCTGAGTCTCGTGACTTTAGCAATGCCTGGAAAATGCTTAACTATGCAAATAATAAAGCGAAGCCAACATTGCTAATACTTATTTCTCAATCTAGAAATAATATTAATGCTATGTATACAAGCCAGCAACCAACTGGAGGGCAGGCAACTAAGTTTTATTCTTCTACTGTAGTTAAATTATTTTCATCTGAATCTGATAATCAAGCACTGAAAGGAAAAATATATGTTGGTGACAAGGCTATTGAAGAAAAAGTTGGTAGAAAGATTAGATGGGAACTCCAGTTTTCCAAAACTTCTCCTGCTTTTCAGTCTGGTGAGTATGACTTCTATTTTAGAGGCGATAGTTTGGGCATTGATTCTGTCGCTGATCTTGTTGACACTGCTGAACTTGTTGGCATAGTAGAACGTACTGGAGCATGGTACTTGCTTCCAGATGGATCTAAGGTTCAAGGAAGAGATGCCTTTGTAAATCGTGTAAGAGAGGATCTTGATCTACAAGATATGATTAAGAATAAGATTAGTGGATAAATATTCTATTTATCAAGGAAAGTTTTCTTGTAAAGTATGTAAAAAAGAGGTAAAAACAATGAGACTATATCCAGCAACAGGCATGGCATCATGGATGTGTCAAGATAAACATCTCTCTGAAGTACAACTTTATAAAGTAGGATATAAGAAAATAAAAACAAATGAGTGAAAAAAATGAAAGTAAAAGAATAGGTGCTAAACAGCATAAAAATTCTGGTAGAAATATAAAAAAGGGCGACGCTACTTGGAAAAATTTTACTATAGACTTTAAGGAAAATTCAAAATCCTTTACCCTTAACCATGATGTTTGGGCTAAAGCAACTACTGATGCCATAAGAAATGGAAATGACCCAGCAATTATGGTTATCCTTGGAGAGGGAAATAAAAAAGTTAGACTTGCTATTATAGAACTAAGCATATTAGAAGAGTTAATCGATAAGGTATAATGGAGATATGGGTCTAATTAGAAAAAATGTTTTTTCAAATGAACACATAGCAAAAATATATGAATGTGTTGATAAAGAGTTATCCAGTAGAGAACAGATAGACTGGTATGATTCAAAGACTGGGCATGAGTATCCGAATGATAAAAAATTTATTGCAATTAAGAAAGAGTTACTTTCTAGGTTAGATATAGATAAGTTTGTTTTGCCGTATGAAATTATTACTGTAGCAAAAGAATGTGCTGATGATATTTGTTCAGAAATGAATATGAAAGTAACAGGTATTACTGGAATTACATATGTTGAATATAATCCAAAATATGGAGATAACGGACAGCCATATTTAAATCCACATAAAGACCATCCTGACGCATCTGATTTTGTCTTAGACTATCAGTTAGATTCAAACATAGATTGGCCAATAGGAATAAATAAAGACGTCTACTCATTGTCAAATAATGATGCTCTTGGCATTATAACAACTAAAAATTACCACTGGAGAGCAAAAAGAAGTTGGAATAGTGGAGAGTATGTTAAAATGTTATTTTTTCATATTGAATTAGAGGATAAAAATATAAATGATTGTACTTATACAAGTGAAGAAATTTGGGATTTTGCAGAAAAATATAACGGAGGAAAATAATGAAGCATAATGAAAATAATGTAATACTAGATGATATCTTAAATCAGGATGGAATAAATTCTGTAAGAGCATCTATTTCTAGAAACACTGGCGGTAATTTTGTACAAGAGCATTGTCAGGCAAACCTATTTATACAACTTGAAAATGCTGTCGCAGAAAAATTTACAAGATTAGCAAGACAGGTTAGTGGAAACAATAATTTAGTACTAACAGAGCATTGTTTTGCAAGATATGAGAACGTAACCAGTAATTGTGGCAAGTTTCATTTTAAACCTTCCTTATTTCCGCATTATGATGAAACTTTTAAGGAGCCAAGGTTTACATTTGATTATCAGTTAAGTTCAAACATTAGTTGGCCAATAGTGGTTGAGCCAGATAAAGAGTTTGTATTAAAAGATAATCAGGCTATAACTTTTAGTGGAACTCATCAAGTTCATTGGAGAAAGCCAACTTTATTTAAAGAAGGTGATTTTGTAGAAATGATATTCTGTCATTTTTCAGATCCAACATCTGGACCAAAAGAACCAGACCTAAATCAAAGAATGGACGAAAAGGTTGCAGCATATAGAAAGGCATATTTTGATGCAGGAGGTTGGACAAATGGCTCAGATTCATAATTATTTAACTGGGTTTGATAAGTACAATAAACCATTACCATTTTATATAGATAACTTATTTAATGATGATCAAAAAAATAGAATTATGTCAATCATTAAAGAAAACAGAAAATTAGAACCATTTGTTATTGGCGATAGAATTGAAGATGGATATATTAGAACTGGAACATTTAAAAGTAGGTTTCAGCCAAAAATAGCAAAAAATATGTCCCGTGTTTTAATTGAATTTGATATGCCTAAAGATTGTGAGGAAATATTAGACTCAATTGCTAAACCTTTATATAAAGAACCAATCGCTCTATGTCATTGGAATTATATTGATTATAATTTAAAATATGGTTATGGTGATAATAGTCCAGCACTACCTCCACATTTAGATGCTGATGAAAATCTTGTTACTATTAATTATTGTCCAGATACTAATATTGAGTGGGATCTATATGTTGGTAACTGGGATGATACTGGAAACTTTACAAGATACACACTTGGTCCAGGACAAACTATAGTATTTAGTGCTGTAAATCAGATTCACTGGAGACCAAAACGTAAGTTTAAAGAGGGAGAGTTTTGTGAAATTATTAGTATGGACTATTGCCCTATTACAAGTTATAGATTTAATGGAGAAGAAAATCCAATAGATCCAGAAAAATATCCTGATAAAAGACGTGAATATTTAGATAAATTACAAGCAAGGCCAGACATGCAGGCTGCATTTAAATTATGGGCTGAAGATGGTATAAAAGACGGCATTCCGCCAGAATCGATGGGGTAATGGAACAACAACAAACTACACTAGAAATGATTAATGGTCTTTCAGAAATCGCAGAATATATGGAAGATGAAGAGTTTACTGTTGCATTAACTACAATTGCAAAGTTAATACTAAAACCAGATATTCCTATGAATGTTGCAACTTTAGAGATAGTTAGATTACAAGCAATAGCATCTAAGATGGCATTAAGAGCCACTTGGATGGCAAATGTAGATAAATCTAATAGAGGCAAAAAGAACCTTTATTATACTGCTGCAGAATCTATAAATAATCTTGTATCTGCACTTAAATATATAACTAGATGATACCTGCTATAATAGTATAAACAAAGGATAACAATGAAAAATTTATTAAAAGAAGTAATGATTAAAGATTCAAAAATAAATAAAACAGCAAAAGATCTAGAAGATATGTCTTTTATTGATGGTTTAATTGAAAAAATACAGTCTGGATATTTAACTAAAACTAAACCTAAGTTTAGTAAAAAGACTAATTTTTCTGCATCTGGCTTAACTTATGGTGCTGGTGAATGTCCAAGATATTGGTATCTAGCATTTGATGGAGCAGTATTTCATGATAACTCAGATGCATATGGTGTTGCAAACAGAACAAATGGAACTTTGGGTCATGAAAGAATACAAGAAGCAATAGAGGCTTCTGGGTTGCTTGATAAAGACATGGTTATGGATCCAGTTCCAAGAAAGTATAATAAACAAACACATCCTTCAATGGAGTTTAGAGTAAGTTTAGAAAATCCACCATTTGATGGTTATGGCGATGTTATGCTTAATATTAATAATGAGCGAGTTATTGGTGAAATTAAAACTATCACTAATGAAGGTTTTGAATATAAAAAGAATAGTAAGAAGCCTAAGATGGGTCATCTTATGCAACTATTAATTTATATGAGGGTATGGAAAGTGGATAAGGGTGTAATGATTTATGAGAACAAAAATAATCATGAACTATTAACCTTGCCAGTTGTAATGAACGATCATTTCCGTCGGTGGGTAGACCAGGCATTTGATTGGATGAAAGATGTATATGCAAGTTGGAAAAAGCAGGAGTTACCACAAAAACCCTACAGATCTAATTCTAAAATATGCAAAGTTTGTCCTATTCAAAAAGCATGTGCTGAAGCAGAGACAGGGGTAATTAAAATTAAACCTCTGGAGTTGCTAGAAGATGAAAAGTTGTAATTGGTGCGATCATACTTTTGAGCCAACAGTTTCTTATCAGATTTATTGTTCTCCAGAATGCAGGGAATCTGCTACAAAAGAAAAAATAAGTCAAAGATATATTCAGACTAGAAGACAAAAAAGAAAAGGCAGAAATAGATTATGCAAAAAATGTGGATCAAAGTTATCAATATATAATGATGATTTGTTATGTAATAATTGTTCTGTTAATCCAAATGACGTTAAAAAAGCAATAAAACAAATTAAAGGATTATCAAATGGCTAAGGCTTTAGAGACAGATAGATATTTTAGAGATGATTTATCTAGTCAGCCAGGAGTTATTTGTGCAATAGACGCAAGCACTACAAGTTTAGCATTTACAATTTACTCATATAAAAACTTATCAGAACATGGAAAAATAGAATTTAAAGGTAAAGATATCTATCAAAAAGTTATAGATGCAAATAAAAAAACAAAAGCATTATTTGACCATTATAACTTAGTTGAAGCAATAATTATTGAGCATACTGTTTTTATGAATTCTCCAAAAACTGCAGCAGACCTTGCTCTTGTTCAAGGTGCGATAATAGGCGGTGCTGGGCTGGCTGGTATTAAAATTATTGGTAAGGTTTCTCCAATAACATGGCAGTCTTACTTAGGAAATAAAAAATTAACTAAAGAAGAACAGTTAAATATTAGATCCGCTAATCCAGGAAAATCATCATCATGGTATAAAACATATGAAAGAGACTTTAGAAAACAAAGAACCATTAAATTATTAGATGTTATTTATGATAAAAAAATAACAGACAATGATGTTGCAGACTCAGCAGGAATAGGTCACTGGGCTATAAATAATTGGGAAAAGGCAATTTGACAGGATATATTATGGGTGCTAAACTATATACAAACGAACTATGGCTAAAAAAGAGATATCATGTTGATAAAAAATCTCCAGAAGCCATAGCAAAGGAGTGTGGTGTTACAGTGGAAACAGTATACGTATATCTTGCTAAATTTGGATTGAGGAAATCAAAACGATGAATCCAGTATTTCCAGATATTGATAATTTTAGATGTGATGATTTATATTTACTAACAGTAGGTACATCTGCAGGTAAAGAAATATATGAGTCTTGTCATGAAATTGCACATATGCTTATTAAAAAAAATATAGCATATGGTAATTCCGCATTAGAGCCAGTTCGTGTTTTTAGCAGGGCTGATGCAAGAGAACAATTACATGTACGTATAGACGATAAGTTAAGTAGGATAATGCGTGGCACAGAGTATGTTGGTGATAACGATATTGACGATCTTATTGGATACCTTGTTTTATTAAAAATAGCAAAGGCAAAAGAGTTAAAAATGCAGGAAGCATACGGACATGTCGACTGAAGAAGACTTAATTAAACATTTAGATGAAATAAATATAGTAGTAGGAGAATATCTAAAGGGAAATGATGCTACTAAAATTTCTAAAGATCTTTCTATACCACGTACTCGTGTAGTCCAGCATATCAATGAATGGAAAGTTATGGTGTCTGCAAATGATGCCATTCGTGCCCGTGCAAAAGAAGCATTGGCTACTGCTGATACACACTATAATAAACTTATTAGTAAATCATATGAAGTTATTGATGAAGCATCATTAACTAATAATTTAAGCGCAAAGACCGCAGCAATAAAGTTAGTTATGGATATTGAATCTAAAAGAATTGATATGTTGCAAAAAGCAGGCCTACTTGAAAATAAAGAATTAGCAGAAGAAATGTTAGAAATAGAAAAAAAGCAAGAAGTTTTGATGAGTATATTACGAGATATTGCTTCTGAGTATCCAGAAATTCGTGATGAGATCATGCGTAGACTTTCAGACATTGCTAAAAAAGATGAGGTAATTACAATTGTCCACGATGTTTGATGATTTTTTAGAAGCATTAAAGGATAATCATTTTGAAGAGATTCCTGTTGATGTAAAAACATTTGTTGAGTCTCCAGACTATTTAGGTCAACCACCATTGTCAGATGCACAATACGATATTGTTGAAGCAATGAGTCAGATATATAAACAAGAAGACTTACAAAGAATAATGGGTGATAAAGAAGGTGCTGACTATTATAATAAATATACTAAAAATGAAATCATTCTTCAACTTGGCAAGGGTAGTGGAAAAGATTTTACTTCTACTGTTGCTTGTGCTTACATTGTGTATAAGTTACTATGCCTTAAGGATCCAGCAAGATATTTCGGTAAACCCAGTGGAGATGCCATAGATCTTATTAACGTTGCTATTAATGCTCAACAGGCTAAAAACGTTTTCTTTAAAGGATTTGCAACTAAAATTGAAAAGTCTCCGTGGTTTGCTGGAAAATATGAAGCAAAGGTTTCTTCTATTAGTTTTAATAAATCAATAACAGTTTACTCTGGACATTCAGAAAAAGAATCTCATGAGGGTTTAAATCTTTTGCTGGCAGTTCTTGATGAGATTTCTGGATTTGCAACAGAATTACAAAGCGGTAATGAGCAAGGTAAAACAGCAGATAATATATACAAGGCATTTCGTGGATCTGTGGATTCTCGTTTCCCTGATCTTGGCAAAGTAGTTCTTCTATCTTTTCCACGTTTTAATGGTGACTTTATTTCTGAAAGATATGATGCTGTGATTGCAGAAAAAGAAACTATAGCAAAAACACATAGATTTATTATTAATCCATTACTTCCAGAAGATGATAAAGATAATTGGTTTGAAATTACTTGGGATTATGATGAAATTAAATCATATAAATATCCTGGAGTATTTGCATTAAAAAGAGCAACGTGGGAAGTTAATCCTACAAGAAAAGTTGATGATTTTAAAATTGCATTTATGACAGATCTTGGTGATGCAATGATGCGTTTTGCATGTGTTCCTACATATGCATCAGATGCATTTTTTAAACAGGCTGATAAGGTAAGAGCATGTATGACTATTAGAAACCCATTGGATAATTTTAGAAGATTTGATGCAGGGTTTAAACCAGATCCAGAAAAAGTTTATTATGTTCATGCTGACCTTGCTCAAAAACATGACAAGTGTGCTGTCGCAATTGCACATGTAGAGAAATGGGTAAACGTTCAGGTAATTAAAGATTATGAACAAATATCTCCAGTTGTAGTAGTAGATGCCGTTGCTTGGTGGGAACCAAGAATAGAAGGGCCAGTAAACTTATCCGAAGTAAAACAATGGATTCAAAATTTACGTAGAATAGGGTTTAATATTGGATTAGTGACATTTGACCGATGGCAATCATTCGATATTCAAAACGAATTACAGGCTGTTGGGATGAGGACAGAAACTGTATCTGTAGCAAAAAAACATTATGAAGATATGGCTATGCTTGTATATGAAGAAAGATTGGCTATGCCTGCTGTAGAACTTTTGTTTGAAGAGTTAACAGAACTTAAAATTACAAAAACAGATAAGGTAGATCACCCCAGGAAACTGTCAAAAGACTTAGCAGATGCTGTGTGTGGTTCTATTTTTGGTGCTATTTCTTATACACCAAGAGATCAAAACCTTGAAGTTGAAGTTCATACCTTTAAAGATAAACCACGTAGAGTTGACACGCTCCCTGAGAACGTGATACAATATAAACCTAGTCAAATAGAACAAATAAATAACTATTTGGATAGACTAAAAACAATATAAGCCAAATGAATAATAAAAGGAGAAAAATGAATTCATTTAAGAAGATCGCTCTTGCCGTGGTTGCAGCCATGACACTGGGCACATTAGTAGTGACACCTGCAAGTGCCAATACCGTTTCTGTAGACGTAACAACAGAAATTTCTGGCGCAGGTACTGCAGCCTCACCATTCACAGTTAAGGTTCCTTCTGATAACGTAGTAAGCGTTGCAGATACCACAACTGTAACAAACAACGAAGCATTGCTTCTTACTGCAACTGTAGTTGCTGGAACACCAGTGACATTTACAGCAGTAGGTGCAAATACACGCCTCGTCTCTGCAATTGGTTCAACAGTTAATGCATCTGCTGGATCCTCATCAATCACAGTCACACCTGCTTCAACAACAGCGACTGTATATGCATATACAACTACAACTGCTGCTTCTGCTGTTACAGTTTCTGTAACTGGTGCAGCAACAACAATCTATCTTAAGGGTGTTGCAGGTCCTGCATACGATCTTAAGATGTCAATTCCTGCTTCAGGAAACATTTCTGGTAAGGTAACAGCAACTTTTGATGTTGCAGATATCTTTGGAAACGCTGTTGCTGATACAGTGACAGTAACTACTCTTGGTGGCGCAACTGCTGGAACAGTAACTGCTGATGCTCTTGTAACAGGTCGTTACACATCAGATATTACACTTCCTGCAACTGCTGGAAGCGTTGCTGTCGGTGCATCTATTACTGCACCTACATCAGTTCCAACAATTAAGTTGGCTACAACTTCACAGACTGCAATCGTAACAGTGTCTGATCTTTCATCTGCACTTGCTGTTGCTAATGCTGCGCTTGCTGCAGAAAAGGCTGCTCGTGCTGCTGATGCAACTACTGCTGCTGCTGCTCTTGCTGCTGCTGTAAAGGCAGAACAAGACAAGGCTGCTGCTGCTGCAATCACTGCTGCTGCAGAACTTGTTAAGGCTAATGCTGAAGTTGCTAAGTTAAAGGCTGATGCTGTAACTGCAAAGGCTGCTGCTGATAAGGCTCTTGCTGATGCAACTGCTGCACACGCTGTAGAACTTGCAAAGGTAAAGGCTGACAATGATGTTGCACTCGCTGCAATCAAGAAGGCATTTAATTCTCTTGCTGCAAAGTGGAACAAGGCTAATCCAAAGGCTAAGGTTGCCACACTTAAGTAATTAAAACTTAAACATTAAGGGCGTAGATTAATTTCTACGCCTTTTTTTGTTTTAATATAATGTTATAATAATCTTATTATAACTGGAGGAAGAAAGGAAAATTAAAAAATTAATCAGAATATTATCAGCAAGTTTATTAGCATTTGGATTCAATCTTTGGCTTCCAGAAAATGCAAACGCAACATGCATTAATTTTATACAATCACAAACTATAGCAGCAGCATACGAAGGTGATGCAGAACCAACAGTTCATACAATGGATACATGTTCTGGTGATGATGTTTCTTATCAAATTCCAATTGCAACTACCGTGACTTTTGACGGGGTACAGTATGAAAACATTTATGCAACAACTAACTCAGTAATTACATTTGGTCAACCTGATGGTACATATTGGACTTACCCATCCACACCATCTATTTCCCTATATTCTATGGATTGGTTTCCAGGAGCAAGTGGGACATCTGGTTTGGATATTTATTATTCAGAAGGTGGTTTTCAGTTAAATCTTAATATGGTTCCATATGGCAATTATGGAGCACAGCCAAGTACTGTAAATATATTAGTTGCCATTACTAATACAGGCAGTCTTGCAGTATCCTATAGTTATCAAGGGCCAGAATATAATAATCTTAGAACAGGTGTTCGTCTACATGATGGATCTATAGTTTCCCTTGAGGCTTGGGGGGCAACACAGGTGCAGGCTGGAAGCCCAACGCCTACATTGGCTCCAGAGCCTATTCCAGATCCAACCCTAAGCCCTACCCCTACTCCAACTCCAACGCCCTCACAAACGCCTATAACGGCTGAAGAACAGCAAGCACAAGTAGCAGAGGCAGCACAACTTGCTAGTGATATTGCTGATTTAAATAGCCTTATTGCTTCCATTAATAGTGATGGTTCTACTGTAACTACACCAGATCCAGAGCCATCTGTTGATCCAGAACCATCTGTTGATCCTACTCCTGACTCTACAGAAAACCCTGATTTGCCTGACCCTGATATTGAAGTTGACCCAGAAGTTATTACACCAGACGATCCCCGTTGGCCAGATGATGAGCAAACTCAACCAGACGATCCCAATCCAACTCCAAGTCCTGATACCACAAATGGGGAGAACGAAGAGACTGATCCAACTCCAGAACCTTCACAAGAGCCTTCATCTCAGCCAGAGGATACAGATCCAAGCCCAGAACCTGAACCTGAGCAACCTGTTGACGAAGATCTTGTAGTAACACCAGATAATAATAACACAGATAGCGATCCTATTTCTGACGAGGAACTTAAAAAGTTAAACAAACTAATTAGTGTTAATGATGCTAAATTAATGTCAGCAGTATCAACATTTTTAACTGAATTAAATCCAGGGCAGTCAAAAGAATTGGCAAAAGATTTGGGTATTAAAACAGAAGAAGTAGCACTGATAGCAGAGATAGCAAAAGAAAACCCTGCAGTTGCAGCAGCCGTAGTTCAATTTACGGATAAAGCAGCACAAAATCAAAATGCTCCAATGCCTTATACATTAGCAGATGCAATTACAGAAATACAAACAGAAGCATTTTTGGCTGATCCACTTGGAGTACTAATAGATATAGACTTTGAAAAGTTATTAAGTCCTACAGAATGGGGTAAGGATATGACAGATGATCAAAGAGAAAAGGTTCAGGAAGTAGTTATTCCTGTTATTTTGGTAGGGAATATTGTTAGTTCAGTTATGTCACTAAGGAGGTTATAATATGAACATGATTAAAAAGATAGTTAAGGGTTTACTAAAGTGGCTTAAGGCTGCTGTTATTGAGAGCATAGCCCAGGTATTTACCATTCTTGGCTTCTTTATTGCTTGGCTTACCCTTACAGGTACCGCCCAGCAGGTAGTGGGGGTAGCCACATTAATATCAATAGCCATATGGCTTATTACAATCCCGCTTCGTGAAGAAAAAGAATAATAAATTGGTATAATGTTGACATGAGAATTCGTCATATTTTACTATCGTGTATACTTATATTAAGTCTTAGTGGCTGTGGGTATAGCGGTTTTTATCGTTACCCTTGCCAAGACCCAGCAAACTGGGAAGCAAAGGAATGCAATCCACCAGTTTGTGAACCTTCTGGAACTTGTTCACGGGATCTAGTAGGAAAAACAGTATGGGACGAATACCAGAACGGAAAGAAAAATGGCTAAAGAAAGATTAACACCAGCAGAGTTGGATGCTCGTTTAAAGTTTACCCTAGGATTAATTCTTGGAGGAATTCTTTTATTTACAGCACTTGGAATTTTATATGGTTTGTTGTTTGTTACACAACCAGTTGGAGCACAATCAGAAAATGATAAGATGTTCTTCAATGTGCTTGGATCAGTTGCAACATT